CTTTCCTCCTCTTAAGATTTTAATTATTGATGAAGCACAAGATTGTACTCCTCTTCAATGGTCGGTTATTTATAAAATAGCTAATAATGCTGAAAGAATTTATCTAGCTGGAGATGACGATCAAGCTATTTATGAATGGAATGGAGCTAATCCCAAATATTTTACCCACTATTTTCCAGGGCGTAAAGTAAGATTAAGAACAACTAGAAGATTTGGACATGCAATCCATCATTTTTCTCAAATTATTCGACGAGGCATTTTGAATAGCGAAGAAAAGGATTACACTTATTTTAAAAAAGACGGCTATGTTAAACATTATTTAAACTTCAGGGAAATCCCTTTTAATAATTTGGATGAGACTTGGTACATTCTAGGACGAATTAATAGAACCGTTAATGAACTCCGAATGCTGGCCAAAGACTCAGGGTTGTATTTTTCAGATAATGAAGATATAAAATGCTTTGATCAAAATCAATGGGAAGCAATTAAATCTTGGACACGTATTTCAAATGGAAAACATATAAATAAAAAACAAGTAGAAAAAATGTATAAATATATTCGAGAATTAAAAGATTCCAAATTCAGAACTTCTAAATTCTGGCGTGCTGAATCTGATCTCGATACTTATGATTTTAAAAAGCTTACTCAATCCTGTGGGTTAGATCTTCCTGAAGCAACACAAAAAAAATCATGGTGGCATATCTTAAAAAGAAATTTTACTTCTCAGCAAATTTTTTATTTTATAAGATTATTAAAACGGTACGGACAAAATGAATTAGACGAAAAACCTAAAATTATTATTGACACTATTCATTCAGTTAAAGGAGGCGAAGCCGAACACGTTGTGCTATACTCTAAGGCTAATTATCCTTCTCACTTTAAAAGTAAATCACGAGAAGAAAAGACGAACGAAAAAAAAGTATGGTATACAGGCGCAACTCGTGCTAGAAAGACAATTCATTTATTGAATACAGATTATAAATATAACTATCCAATCGGAGGCGATTATTTAACGTATGTTCAAGAAAAATAAGATGAGTTACCAACAAAGATTTGCACGCATGGTTAAAAAAGTAAAAAAAGAAACCAAGTGGCGTGATATTTTTAAAATAGTTAAAGAAGTACAGAAAAGGCTCAGATGAAAATTATATTTATTTCACTTATTCTAATGTATGGATGCAGTAAAAATTCAGGAGGACTAGATTTCAATCCTGTGAGTACTATTGTTCAAGAACTAATCAAAGCGGCAAATAAAAATGACTGATAAAGATATGTTTAAAGGTGTTACCTATCACTCTTTGACTAAGCAAGTCGATGGCAACCACTACAAAGGATTTAAAATCGAACCAGCACAATTTATTTCAGAAAATCATTTAGAGTGGGCAGAAGGTGAGGCTATTAAATACATATGCCGACACAAAGAACCAAATAAAATAAAAGGTGGAAAAAAAACATTAGAAAAAGCCATTCACTGCATTGAAATTATTATGGAAAGAGATTATTCATGAGCTTACAACTTTCAATGAATTTTAAAAAACATATTTGGTCATGTCCTGCTGAATATAAAGATCTGTCTCATGCCAAAGAAATAGCAATTGATTTAGAGACGAGAGATGAAGGAATTAATTCTGGCCAGGGGGCAGGATGGGCTACTGGCAATGGAAATATTATTGGTTTTGCTGTCGCTATAGAAGGATGGCAGGGTTACTATCCTTTTGCACACTACGGAGGAGGCAATATGATTCCTGAGCAAGTAAAAAAATACATGAAAGATGTATGTTCTCTACCTTGCATAAAAATATTTCATAACGCTCAATATGATGTTGGCTGGCTCGAACAAGAAGGAATTAAAGTTAAAGGCCAAATTGTAGATACAATGGTGGCGGCTGCTATTGTAAATGAGAATCGCTGGTCTTATTCTTTGAATGCATTATCTAAAGATTACTTAGGAGAGATCAAAGCTGAAACAGATTTGATCAATGCAGCTAAAGAACATGGAGTCGATCCTAAAGGAGAAATGTGGAAGCTCCCTGCTGAATATGTTGGCTTTTATGCCGAACAAGATGCACGACTCACGTACCTTTTATGGCAACAGCTTAAAAAAGAAATTCTACAACAAAGTCTAGAAACGGTATGGGATTTAGAATCTAACCTACTCCCAGTATTGATCGCAATGCGTCAACGAGGGGTAAGAGTACAAGTGGAGTTAGCTGAAAAATTACGAACAAAAATGCGGCTCCAAGTTAAATCGCAACAGCTTTTGATAAGCTGAAGATAGACTACCCACGGACTGCCAAAACAGATGAGCCATCATTTACTCAAAACTGGTTGATTAACTGTAAACATAAAATTGCTAAATTGATCGTAAAAGCACGAGAAATAAATAAATTTCACAATACCTTCTTATCTTCTATCATGAAATACCATGTGAAGGGAAGAATACATGGTGAAATAAATCAATTAAGATCCGATAATGGTGGGACGGTCTCAGGACGTTTAAGTATGTCCAATCCAAATCTCCAGCAGGTGCCAGCTCGAAACAAAGAGTTTGGTCCTTTGATCCGATCCTTATTCATTCCTGAAGATGGACAGCTATGGGGCTCCTTTGATTACTCGCAGCAAGAACCACGAATGACGGTTCACTATGCAGCTTCTATTGGTAATGGATATGCAGGCAGTAATGAATTAGTGGAAGCTTATCATAAAGCCAGCACAGACTTTCATCAAACTGTAGCAGATCTAGTAGGCATCGATAGAACTCAAGCTAAAACGATAGGTCTTGGATTAATGTATGGAATGGGAAAAAATAGATTAGCTACCTCTCTAGGAGTATCCAAAGAAGAGGCCAATGTTCTTATTTCTAAATACAATCGAAAGGTGCCTTTTGTTAAAATGCTTTCTGATCGATGCATGCAAACTGCAAATGATAAAGGGGTTATTCGAACCAAGAAAGGTAGAAAATGTAGATTCGATATGTGGGAGCCCAAAGACTTCGGCCTATTTACTGCAGAACCTTTTGATACTGCAGTAGCTAAATATGGACGAGACAATATTAAACGGGCTTACACTTATAAAGCTCTTAATCGTTTAATCCAAGGATCTTCAGCCGATCAAACTAAACAGGCAATGCTATCTTGTGCTGAAGCAGGATACCTTCCTATTATCCAGATTCACGACGAATTATGTTTTAATATTAATAAATTCAGCACAACCAACATTCCAAATATTAAAAAAATAATGGAACAATGTATTGAATTTAAACTACCTTTCGTAGTAGATGTAAAAACAGGCAAATCATGGGGAGAAATTTCGTGATTCCAGATGATGCTCGATACTTTGCTGGAATTTTAGATGGCGAAGGATGGGTAGACTGCACAAAAAGACTAAAGAAATGTTCCAATAATAAATCTTATAAATGTTCTAGTATTCATATTGAAATTCAAATGACTCATAAAGGAGTAATGGAATGGCTTAAGGAAAAAGCTGGATTTGGAACTTTACGTATGCGCAAGGCTGCTCCTCATCAAAATTTTGATAATTGGAGATGGAGGTGTTCTTTCAGAGATGCTTATAAATTAGCCAAAGATGTAACACCTTACAGTATTGTAAAGAGAGAAGTTTTACAACGAATCGTAGATCACTACGATAATTAAATGTATTTAGTTTTATACTTTACTTTTTTATTCTTCTTTTTTGCGTACTTCTTAGCTTTCTCTTTACCTTCCTTTGTATACGCAAATTTTTTCCCGTCTACTGTCGGCATTTAGTCTCCTTTTTTTATATTTTCTTCTTCGAATTCTAACTCACCAATAGCTTCATCTAATTCTTCAAATAATTCGTCTTCTTTTTCTTCCAATCTATCAAGAGCAACTTTTACTTTTTTTATTTTTTTTAATGCTTTACTCATGTTGCAATCGAAAGTTTTTCTTCTTGTTCCAATTCATTCTCAATTAGCTTCTTAACATCTTTAGTTTTAATTTCAATCCATTTCATGTCTTCACGTTGCGATGTTAAAGCTTTCCTGGCCCATTTGTGGTCCAGGTCTAGTTTGTCTTGGACTAGTTGTTGTAGTGCCATCCTTTACCTCCTCAAAAGTAATAAAGGTACGCTCTGTTACATAAAACCCTTCGTTCAAGTCCGGTTTTGCCGTACCCTCATCGACCATTTTTTTGAAGCTTAGTAGCGCATTTTTATCGCTTTCTGCATCGAGTGTAACATCATAATATGAACCACCCGACCTAGCTTGGATACGATAGTGCTTCATAAGTGATAATACGACAACTTGGGATAGAAAGTCAAGGCTTCACCTCTAGACAATCAAGTTGCCCTTCGGTGTAATAGTTACCACAATGGGGAGGAGTAAGGCTGTCATTATTTGCATTAATTTTAGCTATAATCTCGTCTATTTTGTCGCCACATTTGTTTAATGTAGCGTAGTATACACCAGGCCCTTCATAATATTGAAAGCAATTTACTTTATTAATCTCTGTTGTATCCGCTATACAAAAATATCCAAAAACAATAAAGGAAGCAAAACTCACTTTATATTCATATAGAAGGCTGTCGTACAACACAAGTATATTTAGTGCCGATTTGATGACGATTGACATATGCAGGACCTAACTCCCGAAGTGCCACAATTGAACGCTCATGAGCAGCTATGGAGCATTCAGACCATGTATTAAAGAGTTCTTTAGATTCCATAGGGGGAAGACAACCCCCTCCTTGTCCTGAAAAAGAGCATATCCATAGTATTAATAAAAATTTCATATTTGTATTGACATTTTTTATCCACTCCCATATACATAAGAAATAATGAAGTTGAAAAGCAAAAGTCCTTTGTTGAATACTATCATAAGCAAAGTGGATGATCTACTGGCGAAGATACCTTCTCATGATCATGACGCAGTGGCGTTAGAAGATTCTATGAATTTCGATCAATATGTAGATAGTATTAAAGAGTTAAAACTGCAAGATGAAACTGGAAGAGAGCTTCATCCTTTTAGTACCTATATTGCCAGCCGATTAGTCTACGATGAATTATCAGCAAGACGAGACGAAAAAAATGAATGGAAGGAACAATGAAAATAACTAATGTAATTTTAAGAATAAGAGAACATGAGTACGATAAATTAGTATCTGTTTCTATTGAAGATGTTATTCTTCATAATGATGAAGCAGAAAAAATAGCAGAGAATCTAAGAAAGATTAATGATATTAAAAAAGAAAAACTTAATCATTACCATGTAGCAAGAGTAACCTATTAATGAGTAATTGGGCAATTTTATTCTTAATACTAATATTAATGCTAGCGTTCCCTAAAATTACTCTAGTTTTAATTGGAGCAATAACATATGGTCTTATTTACTGACGATAAAATTACTGATGAAGAGGCATTCGCAGCTATGGTAGCCCAAAAAGAAGACAATCCGACTATGGTAATTGAGAAGCCCTTTGGTAAAGCTCAATTCGGCAAAGGCCAATATGAAAAAGCTCCTTACTATTTAAAAGATTTACAAGTTAATAGAATTAATAAAAAATTAAAATTGATTAAACATAAATTGCAGGATATTAAAAACACAGTTGATCTCTTGCTAGATAGACTTAACAAATTAAGATGATTAAAACTTTGCACGAAATATTAAAGGCAAGTCCTGATATGACTTACAACGAAGCAGTAAAAGTTCAAGAAGATATGAGATCAGCTATAGAAGCTAAAGTGGCTGGAGAGAAAGAAGTGGGTGCTTGTATAACAGCTGGTATGAAAAGAGATCAAAAGGCAATGGAAAAAATGAAAAAGGAAAGAGAAATTAAAAATAAATCACTTGGGATGAAAGAGGCTCAGGCAACAATTAAAAAGCTAGAAATTGAAAACGATCTTTTACGAGATAAATTACAAGTAAAAGAATTACAAACAACCACTAACAACTAAGGAGGAAACATGGACATAACTAAATGGAAAAGCGTTGCAGTCAAAATGGAAGACTACCGATTGCTTAAAGGAATGTGCAAAGAAAAATTTAGAGCACCTGCGGGTATGATCTCTAAATTAGTCGATGATTACATTAAATTCCGTGCCAAAAAAGATGGCATTAGCATTGAAGCCTACAAGAAAAAATTGAACGGCAGATAAGATGCAGAACCATAACGAAGACGGAGATGGATTACATTCAGCCGATCTAAAGCGAATACGAAAGAGTCATACTGCAGGTATCGAAGAATTTAAAGTTCGTTTTAATGGAGTGCTCAAAACCTTAACTTTATTCGTTAATGGAGTAGAACGGAATCATATTAAAATGCCTCATGAAGCCGAATATAAATTTGAGCAGTGTTTAAAATATATCAAGGAACAGTTTATTGCATGGCGAGAAAAAAAACATTAAAAACAAACGGAGGTGATAGTTATCACGATCTACCCACGTATATTAAACATTGGGAAGTCCCTATCGAAGATGGATGGGAAATTAGAATCCTCTCCGAAACAGGACTCATGACTATTAGATGCAGATGGAAAGACTACAAACGACCAAGAGAATTAAGGTGTCCACACAACTAAAATGGCAAAAAGCCTTAAAAAGTTATTAAAAAAGAAAACAGCATTAGGAGCATTAGGAGCGCCTATTCTTTTCAGGAATCATCAATTGAAAGTAAAGATTCGAGAAGAAAGAAAAAGGAGGAAAAAAGATGTACTATAGACCGTTGCCAGATAATATAAGACTTGGCTTCTCAAAGATTCATGACATGGGAGTCTTTGCCAAAGAAAAAATAGAAAAGGGTATTAATCTAGGTATGAGCCATGCCAAGATCGGATCAAGAATAATTAGAACTCCTCTTGGAGGATTCTTAAATCATTCAGATACTCCCAACTGTCAAAAAACAAAATTAAGATACACTAATGAAGACGACCCGGACCTAAAATATAGTTATACTGTATGGAATCTTATTGTCATTGAAGACCTTAAAACTGATGAAGAATTAACGGTAAAATATGAATGGTACAAACCAGTAGAAAGAGTGGTAATGTGAGAGTTGCTGCAGGAACTTATACTACACGAGGAATGCTGGAGAGCCGATATGAAGAAACCATTAATAATGATATTCAACTCTTTGTCCAGGCCCACAACAATATACCATCGGTAGAAAAGATTAAGTTTCCTCTAAACAAAAAGAGTGCTACCAAAATTTTTAATCAATTAAGAAAAGGATCAGAAGGAAAGATAACAGACAATAATTATGTTTGTTCTCCAGTTCATATTCGTAGAGTCAAGAGTGCTTTAGCGAGACTAGGATTTAAAGAAAGGAAAAAAAATGGAAGTTAAATGGATTCTTGAGAGTCTTGACCGAAGGGTGCAACGACTAGAAGAACACAGCTTCAACAGGAAAATAAAAAGGTGGGAGTACATTGCCTATACCTTTTTGTTTGCAGCCTGCATTTGGCTGCTGTACCTTTATAATTTAAATAAATAGGTGGACTGGTACACATGACTTTAGAAGCTATCGACATCGACCAATGAGTGTGAAATAATATTATGTCTTGCAAAAAGAACAAAAAAATGATTAAAGAAAAATTAAACCTATGTAAGGAATGCCGAGGCAATGGATTTGTTACAGGAACTCTAACAGTCATGACGGCTACTTGCATTTTTTGTAACGGTTCAGGTCACACGAAGCACGAACCACGGCCCGTAACCAGCAGGAGATTATTAGATGTATTACAATGGTGTGAAGAGTATATAGATGGCAAGGAACGCGGATGGCATAACTGATTTTACAAAATCACTCATCATTCTTGCGGG